CAGCCAGTAGCAAACATGAACTTACACGATTACGACATAATTATTATTAATTCCAGCGGTGGTAAAGATTCACTTTGTGCGCTTTGGGAAGTCTGCCGATTGGCTATTGAACAGGATTATCCTTTTGAAAAGATGTCAGTATCTCATCAAGATTTAGGAGAAATGGAGTGGTCTGGAACAAAGGAACTGGTTAAGAAGCAAGCCGATTTATTTGGTTTGAAAACTTACTATTCAAAGCGAAGGGATAAAAATGGCTATGAAGAAACACTTTTGGAATACGTTGAAAGGCGTGGCAAGTGGCCAAGTAATAAGCAGCGTTACTGTACAAGTGATTTCAAGCGGGGACCAGGTGGAAGAGTAGTGACTGCCTTGACCAAAGAAATGATTCAATCAAACGTTCTATATGTATTTGGTTTTAGAAGGGATGAAAGTCCGTCGAGAGCTAAAAAGGAAGTGATTAAGCTAAATAAACAGCTGACTACTCAAAAACGAATAGTTCACGATTGGTTACCTATTCATGACTGGTGTGAGAAAAAAGTATGGGAGGTAATTCTTAGTAATAAATTACCTTATCATCCAGCGTATGATTTGGGAATGCCAAGGCTGTCTTGCTGCTTCTGTATATTCAGTCCATTCAATGCCCTTGTAGTAGCCGGAAAAGCAAATACTGAATTGCTAGATAGGTATATTGCAGTAGAGAAAAAGATAGGCCACACTTTTAGGGACGGGTTTTCAATTGAATCCGTAAGGGAGGCAATTGATACTAATTATAAACCAAAGATCATCAAAGACTGGATAATGTAGTGTCAATTCTAACAACATGGATAAAGTGTCCTGGCTATTTCATACAGGAACATATTTCCAAAATGGAAACAACTCAATTATGAAAAAAAAAGAATCCAAAACAAAAAGTACAGAACATCAGGAAAACACTAACCTGACATTACTTATAGCAAGTATTATCTACTGGTTTCTTTACCCATTTCGCAATAGCTACAAAAACAAACTAAAGGCCTTGCTTGAAGGATTGGAAACTCAAAACGTAGATAAACTTATTAAGCAAGGTAAAACCGGAGACTTCCGAAATTATGGAAAGGCATATATGAGTGCGGTGCGTGATAAAGTGGAAGCCGCCAAAACTTGCCACTAACCTTTGTTAATGGTTGGCGCGTTCAAACAAACAACTAAATTAATAAAATGGAAGAAATAACAATTTACAAATTTCAATTAGAAGCAATAAAAGAGGCTTTGCGAGTAACCGCTAATATTCACGACAGTAGAAATAAACGAAAAGATGGTGAAACTTGCCACGACAGAATGGTAAGACAAGCTGAGAAGTATGCAGAAAACGCATTAGAAGGCAATAAGGATGTTGAAGTGCGATACATTTAGTATTGTGTACAACGGTTTGGCTATGATTTCGGTTTTTATTTTTCTTAAAAACTGCATCATAGGTGGTGTTAACTACTGGCACGGATAATTAAAAACAAAACTTTATTATGATACGAAAATTTAAAAAGAAGCCTGTTACGATTGAAGCAATAAAGTACAATCAATTGAACAGAAAGGAAATACAAGCCTTTGTGGGTAGAAAATTGTTTCAAGAATTAGAAAGCGAGACAGCATATTTAGCAGGTAAAGGCGCACCACAATTTAGCCTATTGATAGAAACCAAAGAGGGTTATATGAAAGTAATGAATGGTGACTGGGTTATTAAAGAGCCTTTCCCAACAGGTGATAGAGATTTTTACCCTTGTAAGGCTTCTATATTTAAAGACACTTACGAAGAACTAAAGTAGTGCTTGTAGTTAACAACTATATATACCCAATTAACAATACTAGTATAAAACCTACCAGCCATGATTCCCCAGCTTCTTCTCCTGCTATACATCTTCATTGGTATTCGTACTGCTCAAAAGCACCGAGCAGCCAAGCCAGTTGAATTTACAGCTACGGTCATTCAAGCAGTGATCTTGATAGGCTTATTGATCTGGGGTGATTTCTTTGAAATACTAATCAGCAGAATCCAATAACGATCCATCACACTAGTTTGCTGCCACAAACAATTTAAACAAAGTTAACAAAGAATTTTTCAACGCGTCCCCATATTGGTGACATGAATCTAGGGCGAGCGTTATCTTCTGGAATAGACATCCTTACACGATCAGCATCAGTATCTTCCAATATTTCTTATTTGGTCAATCCTGAAGAATGGCTCAAAGGACCGTTTACCCTTGGGGGATTCACTGCTGCACAGGATTCAGGTGTGCCAGTCACTTCCAAATCCATACAGCAGATCCCTGCTTACATCTCAGGCCTTCGCTTGCTCTCAGAAACAGTGGCATCCCTTTCAGGTAAGCTCATTCAAAAAACAGATGAGTCAATCACCTACCTAAGATCAGATCCAAGGAATAAGCTTTGCTTTCGAAAGCCATCCCGAATGATGAACTCGGTGATTTTCTGGGAGACCGCAACAAAATACGCAGTTCACAAAGGAAACTTTTTTGCCATCATCTTACGGGATGAAGACATGAATCCAATTGAATTCGTGCCAATTCACGAATCCAAGTCAGTCACCATCATAGAGTCAGAAGGTGAGCTATTCTACGACATTCAAGGTGTGGGCATCTTGCCTGCCTACATGGTGCTACACTTCAAAGGATTGGGTGATGGCATCATAGGAATCGGTGCCATTGAGTATGCAGCAACTACTGCTGGTGTGGTCTTGGCTACGCAAAAAAACCAAGCTAAGTTTTTCAAGTCAGGATCCAAGCTGCAGGGGTACATCACACACCCAAAGCAGTTGAAGAAGGAAACCATGACTAAGCTCAGAGAGTCTTGGCATTCGCTGTATCATTCTGATGCTTCTAATAATTCCACAGCTTTCTTGGATGAAGGCATGGAATACAAAACTGTATCTGTCACACCCGAAGCTGCCAAGTACCTGGAGACTTTGAAAAATGGCTACTACGACATTGCAGCCATCCTGCGAGTGCCACCGCACATGATTGCATTGATGGACAAATCATCCTTCAATAACATCGAGCAGCAGTCACTTGACTTTGTGAAGTATGGACTGCTGATTTGGATCATGAGATTCGAAGCGGAACTCAATGATAAGTGCCTGACTGAAGCTGAGAAGCTACAGGATGAAGTGCAGTTCAAATTCAACCTGGAAGCATTGCTACGAGGTGACTACAAGTCGAGAATGGAAGGCTATCGAATAGCCATCAATGCTGGAATCATGTCTCAGAACGAAGCACGAAAGCTGGAAGACATGAGTCCTTATGAAGGTGGAAATGAGCATTGGCTTCAGATGAATATGATGCCACTATCGATGGCAAAGGACATACTCAACCGAACTGCTGATCAATTGGTATTGAAGCAACTTAATTCGCAACAACATGAAAGTAACGACTAATATGCTAATAAGTAGACAAGTAGGAATTGTGGTAAGAGCTGTAGATGTCGAAAACCGTACTGCTGAGTTCATCATCAGTACCGAATCACCGGACACCTACGGCACTGTATTCAAAGCAGCTGGTGCAAAGATGGAGCGCTACACCAAGAACCCGATTGTGACCTATCAGCACGAAGACTTTTCAACTGACCCTGATGATGTCATTGGTACCTCAGAACTAAGACTCGAAGACAATCAGTGGATTGCCAGAGTCACCTTTGAGGACAAAGAAAATGATTACAACGACAAGGCCGAAAAGATTTTTCGCAAGGTCAAGAAAGGTACGCTTCGCATGGCTTCCATAATGGCCGAACTAATCGATGGCAGCTTTGGTGACCCAGCAGCCGGAGAAGATCCCAGCATCATGTACTTGAGGAATTGGGAGTTGTACTCCTGGTCTATTGTCACACACGGATCTAATCCTGATGCACTCCTTCGAAATGTCGAAGCAATCAATTCATTCAAAGAGGCCAACAAGCCCAAACCAACAGAATTCAACTCAAGTGCAGACCTACGAGATGGGATCACAGCACGTATTTCTTTACTAAATCTTTAATCAAAACAATGAGAACACTAAAACAAGTGATCGAGGAAAGAGCTCCTAAGCTTGACCGAATTGCTGCCTTGAGTGAAATCACGAAGGTAGAAAACCGTAACTGGTCCGAAGACGAATCAGCGGAATTTATCAAACTCGAAAGTGAGATCAGATCTCTGAATTCCGAAAAAACAATCTTGGAAGGCCAAGAACGTGCAGCACTTCACACAGCAGCAAGAGCAGCAGGTACACCAGTGCAGGGTGCAGTATCAGCAGGTGATGAGAAAGACCTCGCAGCCTATTCACTTCGAAAGGCATTGCTATCCCTGTCTACTCAGAATGGCAAGATGGAAGGCATCGAATTAGAGATGCACCAGCAAGCCGAGAGTGAGGCACGATCAATTGCAGGTGTGACAAGCGAAGGTGGAGTCATGATTCCACAACTGGTATTGAATAGAATGTATGCCAAGCGTGCGCTTGATCCTGCAACCGGCAACGGTGCCAATCTTTATGGAGAAGATGCTTTGGGTTATGTGGAAGCCTTGCGACCACTTTCAGTAGCCTTGCGACTTGGTGCTGAGTACATGGCAGGGATGACCAATGAGTTCAAAATTCCTCGTGAGAATGCAGTCTATGTTCCAACTTTCAAGGATACACAGGCAGAGGCAACTGCATCAAATCCAACATTGAGCAAAGCATCTTTCAAGGCAAACAGAGCTACAGGCTTTATGGATGTCGATCGTCAGTTGTTAGTTCAGACTTCAGGAGCAGTTGAGGCTCGAATGAGAAATCAGTTGATCTTGGGTCATGCGCAATTGCTCGATGCAGTAGCATTCACAGGAACTGGATCCGGTGCAGAACCTACTGGAATTTTTAATGATGCCGATATCCCCGTATTGACAATTGGCACAAATGGTGGAGCCATCACAAAGGTGTTGATTGAGACATTGGTCCAGCGATTGGAAGAAGCAAATGCAATGAATGACAATGTACGCTTCGTACTTTCACCAGTGTTGAAGCGAATACTCAAAGCCTTGACCATAGATTCAGGTTCTGGCCAATTCGTACTTGATCGATTGACAAATACCATTGACAGCATTGAGGCAATTTCCACAAACTTTGTTCCGAAAAATATTGTCAAAGGTACAGGTACAGCATTGACTGCTGCAATCTTGGGAGACTTCAGAGCTTGCTCGTATGCACAGTGGGGTGGTACTGAAATCATCGTTGACAATCTGACTCAGGCCTTGAAGGGTAACATCCGATACATCCCGATTCAGTATGTGGATTTCCATGTAGTGCAGCCGGGATTGTTCCAAGTAATTAAGGACATCACCACAGTATAATCATGCTTAAACTATTCCAACGGGCAGGGGCCTAAGAGCTAAACTCTTGATTGGGACTCAAATGCTTCTCCCTTGGAATATTTTTCAATCTTAACTACACGATCATGTACAAAGTAAACTTACCACTTCCCGGATACGGCTACTGCATTGGGGATGAGAACGAGCACATTGCTAAAGAAGATGCAAAAGTGTTCTTGGCTGACAAGCGAATCTCACTGATTGAACTTGCTGAGCCAGAAGTTGACAAAGTACCAGAGCCAGCAAAAGAAAACGTAACTGCCAAAAAGTCAGTAAAATAAGACTTACTGTAATACAGATTCATACATTCATCGACCAATGTCCACCGCATATACCAAGCTCATTTCTTCGTCTACCACCAATTTACTTTCCCTTGGTGCTGCAAAAGATTCACTTCGAATCCCAGCAGATGACGTAGCTCAGGATAGCTTGATCACTACGTGCCTTCAGGCAGCAGTGAGATTTGCGGAGCAGCGTACCGAACGAATACTAAGCGAGTCTGTCTATCAGATCAGAATTCCTGCAACGCAGGCAAACATTGTGCTGCCATACCCTGACTTCATTCTGCTTACCAAGCTGGAAGCCATGACCGCATCAGGAGCCAGAACAGACTTGTACACCAACAACCCTGCATCAGGTAACCTGGCAGACTACATCACAGTAGATGACTGGTTGAATCCTGCGGAGATCACAGTGCTTGCAACAAACATCCCAGACACCGCGGTCTATTACATCCTCACTGTCAGCTTTGGCATGGGTACCTCAGTACCCGAGGATTTGTTGAATGCAATCAAGATGATGATCAATCACTTCTTTGATAATCCAAGTGAGGTAGTCTTAGGCAGGATCTCAACACAGGTACCCATGGGTGCAGATACCATCTTTGGCTTACACCATTTTAAGCGATTTGGATAATGGCAATGGACCGCAGCATCAGCATCTATGAGCCTATCACCAGCAAGTCGGTATCAGGCATGGAGACTACCACTTATCGTAAGCTCCTGTCAGTACCCAACACATTTGCAGAAGTCACTTGGCAGACATCCAAAGCCAAGGAGCGAGACGAAGGAAAACAACGGGTGGCGACAACCACCGCGGAGTTTCGGATCAGGTACAGAACAGATCTCACGCAAGCGATGATCATTTATTCTGAAGGCCTGTACTACGACATCATGAAAATCAATCCACTCGATAGAAGAAGATTTCTACTCGTGGAGGCTGAAGAAAAAGACAATGATTGGAGCATCCCTATATAGCCTGTTGACTGCACATGCACCATTGATTGATTTGGTGGGTAGCAAGATCTATCCTGTCCAGGCAAAGCAAGGCGAGAAAGATCCAATGGTAGTCTATGGCATTACCAAGCAACGCGCTGAGCCAACCAAAGCAGCTGCATCAATAGAAGATTATGTGATGATGGAAGTCGTCGTATATGCAAAGGACTACGATCTCATGCACCAGATTTCCAAGGAAGTACGAAATGCC